GTTAGCTTTATCTATTGATGTAGCTACCAGTGTGGAGGGGTCAGTACTATAACCAAAGTCAGCTCCATATACGTCTATACCTTGAGACTGATATTGACCTATTCTCCAGTTAGTGAATATAACACCCTCAGCCTTCTCTCTCCATCCACCTAGTATAGTATGCTCATATTCGCTAGGTCTACGTTCCTTCATAAGCTCCATAGAGGCTAGAAAAGACTCTCCTAGGTGCTCTATATTGTCTATGTATGTAGTATGTATGTAAGTAGTGTCTCCTTCTGTTATATTAGCTCCTGAGTTAACTCCAGCCTCTTGAAAGAAACGCTTATATATCCAGTGCTCTTTTGTAGCTGGGTTCAATACTAGGATAACTCTGTTCTGTACATCCTTAGCACGTATGGAGTAGTCTATCTTAGTGAATAGCTCATTGTCTGGTATTTCTTCTGCTTCATCACATATCCACGTTGTAATGTTAGCTAACGACTTGAGAGCAGCTGTCTGATTCCCTGAGCCAGTCTTGAGTCCCTTGAAGTATATGCGGTTACCAGTAACTCTGTTGGTTATTTCAGTTCTATTGACCTCAAAATACTCCTCTAGCCCTAGAGCTTCTATCTTGTCAGTAAACTCAGGAATGATAGAGGTATATGCGGAGGTCATTGTATAACGAGTGAATAGAATGTTCTGCTCCTTCTCGAATGTAAGGAATAAGGCCATTAAGTTTACACTATATGACTTACCAGAACCTCGACCTCCAGTAAGTACGAAGTATCTACTAGGGTCTTTAATAAGAGGCTTATATTTACTGTTGAGAGTTATCACTCGTCCTCTTTGAAGTTGATTAGGTTACTTAACGTGAAGTTGATGTCTTGCTTAGAGTCCATCTTAACGTCTACAGATTGCTTAGGAGTTCCGTGTACATACTTCATAAACAAATCTATTGCTCTGTAGTCTCCACGCTCTATAAGCTCTCCTAGCTTGTTTATAACCATTGATTGGTCTATATGGTCAGAGAGTATCTCTTTAACGTTCTCTATGTACTCCTTTTTAGGCCTACCAGCATTTTCTCTGCGTCCACCCCAGTTAGGAGAATCCCCCTCTTGTTTCTTTCTACCAGCCATTCTTTAGCTCTTTAGTGATTGTATTAATTGTAGTTTGGTCTACATATCTCGGCATCCCCTTGGCCATCAAAACAGTTCCGTTATCGTGCTTCCAGTCTAGCAAGTCGTGAGCTAGTTCGTGATACATAGTCATACGTCTTTGATAGCTCGTCATATTAAGCCATCTCTGACCGTTTATTTGTATATGAGTTACGTTGCTATCCATACCGAAAGCCACCCCTAGAACGTTCTGAGGGAGGTTTGTTGAGAATTGAATGTAGACTGTTTCCCCTTTGTCAGCTCTATCACCTACCAGTCTCAGGAAGTCCTCATAATAAGGTCTAAGCTCTGGATGTACATACTCCCAGTCAGGAGCGTCATTAGACTTGCACCCAGCTAGAGTAAAGGTAATCAGCAATAAAGCTAATCTTGAAAACATCTTGATTCTTTATTTAAAAACATTCTAAATAAGGTAATGTGACTATAAAAAAAAGCCCTCATTCCTGAGAGCCATTCTTTTGATTCAAGCTAGATAGCTTCTTTAGTCTTACAAGTCTTACCAGTTCATTAGCTAGATACATCACTTGCTTTTTATAGACTAGGTCATCTGGAGACTGTTCTAGCCTATATTTGGCTTCCTCTAGCTGAGACTTAGTCTTTAGTATTAGTTTGCTCAACATCTCTTATAGCTTTTAGAAGGTTAGTTAAAGCCTCTTGCTTCATTGTTATAGTTCTTAGGCTTGTCTCTATATACTGGTAGACGTAGTCTTGTAAGTAATCTAGCCTCTCAATTGCTGGGAGTTGTTTGAACTCATCACTGGTTATAAATTTATCTATCTTCATAATAAGTCATCTATTAAAGGGTTAGTGAAATCTACACAAGCGTCTTGTGGATACTGCTTAAGGATATCCTCAGCTACTCTATCTACTGCCTTGCTTGCTGTGTTTAGGAGATATCTGTCTCCGTTTACTGTCATTAGTGTTAACTCGCTCATCTCTTTATTGCTACTGCGTAAATTATTTTAAGGTTAGTGTCCATAGGGTTGCCGTGGGAGACTAGCATATCTTTGTCTTTGTCGTATACAAGAGCGTGAACGTGAGTCTTACTTATAACTATAAAGTCGTAGTCAGGCATTGCTATATACTTGGCGAACTGCTTAGAGTTAAGCTCACCCACTTTGAAGTGTTGAGCCGTGTAGTCTAGGTTCTTTACCATTTGAACCATTCTAGTAGCATTCATACCCCTTCTATGCTTTCTAGTGAACTTGTACGTCAACTCTAGTGCTGTCGAGTAGTCTAGGTTAAAAACTGTGGCTATAGCTCTAACGGAGCAGTCGTTGTGCTCGTTGAACTTACCTCTGTCGTTTGAGTACATATCCCAAGTGTCGACTGTAGTGTGCTTTAGCTTCACCTGAGCTGAGGCGATAAGCCCCAGCAGTAACGTGATGATTAAAAATACTGTTCTCATAAGTTCCAGATGTCTTTTGAGATTATGCAGTTGGGAAAGTTACCTATAGCTTCCTTAGCTTCAGCGTCAGAGTTGAATCTCTTAGCATCTTTAATATCTCCGAACTGAGGGATATTAATTCCAACTATAGAGAAGTTTCTGATGAATCCTTGACCGTTGTTGATTATTAAACTTTTCATTTCGTTTGATTTAATTATTAATTGTTTCATTTTGATAGTACAAATATACATATAAAAATCACACAAACAAACAAAAACTTACTTTTTTTCTTAATTTAGACTGATTCTAAATAATCTTAGTCATATTGATAGTGTAGCAGAGCTTATCTACATACTCATTATTGGAGAACTCCGTAGTCTTTGGACAGCTTATCTTAACTGGAGGCTTCCTTAGTACATCTCTGTCTTTACTGATGTTCTTGTAGTAGATGCCACTAGGGTCTTTGACTACATATACGAAGTCCTTACCCTTCTCTTGAGCTATGACAGTGTTTCTACATATTTTATCGAACTCTATGAGCTTTTCGTCATACACCTTACCTCTGACTTTTAGCTCTATGATAGCCTTATCGCTCTCGCAATCGTAAGGACTGTAAGGATTCTCTGCTTCGTGTATATCTGTCTCTGATAGGAGCATTAGCTCTACCATTAGGTCTCTCTCTGCTTGCTTCATAGTATAGCGTTTATAGCGTCATTCTCATCTCCCTCTGTCATCTGCATAAACTTAACTTCTGCTTCTGAGGGTTTCTTATCTAATTCAGCCCTCAGTTTGTTAGCTATTCTCTTAGCGTCTTTAACTGCGTATCCTACTGACTTATAGTCTAGCTCTAGCTGGTTAGTGTAAAAGACTGACTGGAGTAGAGCGTCCGCAACTGCATTGAGCTCTTTGTTGTCAGGCTTAGCTTCCAGCCACTGGGAGACGACCTTATTTGCCGCCTCCATAGCTGAGTAGTATTTAACTGCTTGTAAGTCTTTCATTAGTATACGTTTCCTACTCTACAGTTACCTTCATACTCTTTCCACTGAGCTAGAGCTACTGTCATAGCAGCACAAGCTTCGTAATTCTCATCTTCCTCATAGTTCTCTAGGATGTACTCTAGCATTGCTGGCTCTACGCCCTGAGCTAAGCTTATATATGTGCTCTCTAGCACCATCTTGTACATTGGGTCGTTTTGTAAACTCATATTACTGATTCTTTATGATATTGTGATAAATCTATTAACTCGTCTATAAAAAAGGCTTCGTATAGTTTGAGACACGCATCTAGTTTCAACTGACCAGACTCTAAGGTATCTTGGCTAGCCTTGAAGATTCCTATATCTGTGGTAGTCTTGTCAACTACTAGCCACCAGAACTCAGGGGCATTATACAGCTGAGTGTAAAGATACGCTTGCAAATCATAGTCATACTTCTGTACTGTAAAGGCAAACTGATTCTTAACAGTTCCGTCTTTCAAGTCTACATCCTTAACTCCGTCTGACGTAGTCTTAACGTCTGCTACATACTGACCAGCCTTGTAGATGTCAGCCTTAGCCCTTACTGGAAGTCCATTGAGAAGCTCTATAGCTGGAACTTCTGTCTCTGCACCTTGTAGGAAGCTTACAGCTCTGTCATTCTGTAGAAACGCTGTACTGATTCGATTATTCATATACTTCTCTTTTAGTGTAAAAGTATTAGCCTTACCAAATTCCTCAACAGCTAGCTTCCACTTCTTAGCGTTCTTAGTAGTTACATCACAAAAATGGAATGTATCATACTTCTGAGGTTCTAGGATTTGAGCGTGCACAAGTCTACCGTCTCTCAACGCTTGGGTCTCAGGGTCTGGATTTCTACGCTTGTAGTCAAACCACTTAGGAGACTTTAGAAGCCACTTAAGTGAGCTGTAGCTTAGAGCTTTGTCTAGCCCTAAGAACTCATAGTAGAATGAGTCCTCGACCATATTGTCAAGGAGCTCAGTCTTGTCGTATTGTATGTGGTCTAACAACTTCATCTTAAAACATTCCGAAGTCTCCAGACACTCCGTTGATTAAGTTATAGATTAGGAATAAGATTCCTGACGTTGCCATTGCGAATAAACCGAAAGCGATTGTGTTTAAAATATATTTCATTGTTTTAGTATTAAAGGGTTTCGTTAATTGATTCGTAATCGAACTGACCGTAGTGGTTCTCGATGTTTACTAATGTGTTGAAGTATGTGTTCATTTTTTATTTTGTTTTATAATTACAGTACAAATATAAGCATAGTTTTTAAACTACCAAACATTTACTGCTATTTATATTGATTCTAAATAAGAAACCCCTCCGTTAAGAGGGGAATCTAATTACTGGGGGTTTTTCTCTAGGTGCTTTTGCAAGAGAGCTAGAGCTCTCCAAGCGACCTTTCCAGCGTGTAGGATGCCATCGTCATCCATAGGGTCTACTGAGTGGTCTATCAAGTGTCTGACTAGAGCGTCTGGCTCGTCCTGAGACTTAGACCTATCCCAGTGGAGTGGCTTGTTAGGATTGTGCTGGTCGTTACCAACCTTACTAACATAGCCTATGTACTTAATTGCGTCAGGAAAGTAAGATAGGACTCCAGAGAACACTGGCTGTGCTTTACGCTTTGCGTGTTTACTTAACACTTCCTCAGCCTCTACTTCTATCTCGTTGACCTCTACTTTACCGTGCCACTGACTAAGCTCGTTGTAATACTCTGCAACCTCGTCAATGGTCTTTTCTGGGTAATTGTGACACTTATCACACATATTTACTTATTTTTAATTGCTCTTATTATATCTGCTAAATGTGGAGCTAAACATATTACAGCTACACTTATCCAAAAAACATCCATTACAGTACCATTAACTCGTTGATAGCTGTACGACCTCCAATGATGACTGCACAACCTATAGCTGGCTTCTTACCAGCCTTAGCATAAGCCATAGCGTAAGCTTCGTGGTCAATACCACAACCCACTTGAGTAGCAAAGATACGACTGTTACGTCCTACAGTGTACTCAGTATAAGCTTGAGTGTGCAAGTGACCTTGTACAACTGACTGTAAGTCATTCTTAGCCTTTGTGCGAGCAGTACCGCCTTCTCCGTGTACATATAACACTCCGTCGATTTCTAGTTCGTTAACGAAGTTCCACTTAGGAGTCTCTAGTACTTCCTTGTATGACTTTATCCATTTACTAGGAACAGCAGAAGTCTGAGCTTTACGCATAATGATTCTGTCGTGGTTACCGATAAGAACGTCAGCTACTGGGAATGCGTGATTCCAGCGTCTGAGTCTGTCGATAGCTAGCTCTAGTTCCTCTGCTCCGCCCATACCGTTAGCATCTGTTTCGTGGTATGAGCTGTAATGGTTATCAATTACATCACCAATGAAAACTACTCTATTACAGTTGTAGCGTTGGTAAACCTCAACACAGTGGTCGAAGTACGACTCTAAGTCGAATGGAGCGTGTAAGTCACCAATGACTAGAACTCTGCTCTCTTTTTGATTGAAGAACTCGAAGTTGATTTTGCGAGCTCCGTTTAAACGTGGTCTTATTTCTGACATATTTTATAAATTAAGTGAGGCAAACATACGACAAATAATTGACATATGCAAGCCCCACGTGAAAAAAATTAATTGTACTTAAACTTTTTGTTATACTTTAGAGCTTCCTTTTCCTCAATAATCTGAGCAACGTGGTATAACTCTAGAGCAACTCTTTTGTACTTCTCAGGCTCTGTCTCATTCTTTCCAGTAGAATGCAGCCACTGTAGCTTTGTGGCAAACTGGTCAGCAATCTTATTGAGCTCTGTTAAGCTTAGCTTCTTTAGCTTCTTAGTCGTTAGCTGCTTCATAGATACGCTTAAGTTCTCTTACTACGCTAGCTACACACGGAGAGCAATTAGATACAACTCTCTTTGAGTTGAATATATCATTGTAAATCCTAACTAACTCCTTTTGCTCCTTAGATGACACTGAGTGTCTCTTTTCAGCGAAGTACTTATCTAAGTAGTCGTAATCAGACTCAGACAAGTCATTGAGTTTCCTGTTGGGGAAAATCTTATTGAGCGTCTCCTTGCGAGCTTTACACCCGCAGTCAGAGTCTAGAGCCTTAGCTACAGTTTCTACTACAGCCTTGATTCCAGTGGCTTCTGTGATTTTCTCTACAGTGTCACCTAGACCTTTGTTAGCAACGTCTCCTAGGATATCTAAAACAACTGCTTTTTTAATCTTGAGCTTCTGAGCTATCTTACCAGCCGTAAGCCCTTCATCGTGTAATTCAAATACTCTTTCGTTCATAATTACCTATTTTTACCTTGTCCTCTGGACTTTTGTTTAAATTTAACCTGACCTTTACTAGCGTTCTTAGGGTGAACTCCTTTTCTGCGCTTCTTTGGTTTTTCTATTCTGGACTCATACAGCCCACCTTTTTTCTTTTTAGCCATTATATTCTCCTTTAGTAAATTTTAAATAATCGTTATACAAATGCTCTGCAATAATGAGCTTACTCTTTTTGATTGATAGGTAGATAGTCTGAATGCCTAGACCACTTTCCTCAGCTAGCACTCTGAATGACTTACCAGTCTTTAAGTACTTCCTGAATAGTTCGTAGTCAAACCAATCATCTGATTCGGCCTTAAGTACTTCGTACATCTTAGTCTCTAGAGACTCGATGGCTTCTATCTTAGGGTCTATACCCTCATCTAGCAACTCAAAGCAGTAATCCATATCGTACTGGTCTCCTACGTGATTGTACTTAGGTTCTTTAACTTTTTTCAAGTCATTAAAGATAATTGAGCGAAGTGCAAAAAACATATAGC